ACACTTTAATAAGTTCGACACTGTAGGTATTGATCTTGTAGCTATGTGCGCTAATGACATTTTATGTCTTGGAGCACGCCCACACAGCTTTTTAGACTATTACGCCACTGGAAATCTCGATCTTGATAAGAGTAAAGAGATTCTAGCTGGAGTACTGAAAGGCTGTGAGTTAGCTGGATGTAAGTTAGTAGGAGGAGAGACCGCTCAGCTAAATCCTATGTTTTTTAGGAATTCATGGTTTGATTTAGCAGGGTTCATAATGGGAGTAGTAGAGCAAAAACTGCCATCTTCTCCTGTAATGAAAGGAGACTATATAGTAGGCATTCCTAGTAGTGGTGTCCACAGTAATGGATTTACTACTATCAGGAAAAAGTTAGATAATTGGACAGAAGACTTATTAACCCCTACTAGAATATATACAGACGAGATTTTAAATAACTTAAAGTATATTAAAGCTTGTGCTCATATAACTGGTGGTGGTATTCATGGAAATCTGCCACGGGTGCTCAACGGGCTTGATTATGCTATTAATCTCACCCTAGACTCTTATTGGAAGGATTTAAAGCATAAACTAGACCTAACGTCAGAAGATATGGAAAACACTTTCAATTGTGGTTGGGGTATGTTATTGATATGTAACAGACCTGAGTTTTTAGATATTAAAGGTGCCCAAGTGCTGGGTTTATTGAAATAAGAAATGTCTACAGTAGTATCTTTTAAAGCTGCAAAGAATATTAAGTTTCCCGTCTACAAATTACCTTCTGATAATTGGTGGTTACAAGACGGACTCTTATTCCTAGATGGAATGCTACTAGATGACCGTAATATGCCGGGAGAAAGACTGGGGATTAGAAGAATACAGACCCCTTTCTTTAGTAAACTACTACCACTAAAGAACCAGATAGATACTTTAGCAGGTATAGTAAAGCAAAGCAGTAGTAGCTATATTGACTCTTTAGGAAGGACTTTTATATATGAAAAAACACTAATGTGTAAGTTGTCATACTATAAAATTAAAAAAATTGAGAGAAAGGATGTAGCATCCTTACTATGGGTATCAGGAGTTAACTTTCCTTTTACCATACCAAGACCCCCAGAGAGCGGCATGATTTGGGCGGGTATTTTACATTTTCACGGACTTCCGTGGATTTTATACGAGTATTCAGAGACTAAGCTCAAGGACACTCACAGAAAAGTATAAGGAAACCTATGGCTAAACCATCAATCAACAAAAAGACTAAAACTCTAGCAGGGGCTACTCTTACCCTTCAAGAAATTGAACCTCTAACTAGAAACCAGCTAAAAGCATTTGAGTCTGATAACCATCTTCTATTGCATGGTTTAGCTGGAACTGGTAAGACATTTATTTCATGCTATCTTGCATTTGACGACATGGCAAAAGGGTTTTTTGATAAGTTAGTAATTATTCGTAGTGCCGTCCCAACACGAGACATTGGATTTCTTCCAGGCACAGAAAAAGAAAAAAGCTCTGTATACGAAGAGCCATACAAAGACATAGCTAATGAACTTTTTGGTAGAGGAGATGCTTATGGCATATTAAAACAAAAAAGTTTAGTAGAATTTATGACTACCTCTTTTATTAGAGGAATTACTCTAAATTATGCTGTCATTATAATCGACGAATGCCAGAATATGTCTTTTCATGAGCTAGATTCAATTATTACTAGGATGGGAAAAGGTTGTAGAGTTATTTTTTGTGGAGATTTCCGTCAAGCCGATTTGAAGCAGAATGGAATGCAAGATTTCATTCAAGTACTCAAGCGCATGAATGAATTTGACTTTATAGAGTTTGGAGTAGACGATATAGTTCGTTCCGAGTTCGTAAAGAACTATATTATAGCCAAAAATGAACTAGGATTATGAAAGCAGTTATTAGTAACAGGATATATCTTGAGTGCACGAAAGAGTACAGGGAAATTATAAACAAAGAACTTACCTATACTATTCCTGGCTTTAATGAGCATGAACCACCTCAAGTAATCAAAAATATGTCACGTATTAGAGAAACGCTTGTTACTATACCTGTAGGAAGAATGGATCTAATCCCAGACGACTACGAAATAGTCGATAAACGGTTAGAAGTGCCTGTTGACTTTCCTGAGTTTAGGTTCCCTTTAAGGGAAAGTCAACAGGTGGTTTATGACGATATCGAAGGCAGTGCTATAATAAACGCATGGGTCAGTTGGGGTAAGACTTTTACAGCTTTAGCTATAGCTGCTAAGCTAGGTCAAAAGACTCTTATAGTTGTCCACACTGTACCTCTAAGAAATCAGTGGGCAAGAGAAGTAGAAAAAGTATTTGGAATTACGGCAGGCATCATAGGTAGTGGTAGGTTTGAACTTGATGCTCCTATCGTCATTGGGAATACACAGAGTTTGTACCGAAACATAGATAAGATAAAACGAGAGTTTGGGACTATCATACTTGATGAAATGCATCATGTTAGTAGCCCCACCTTCTCCAGAATCTTAGATACAAATTACTGTAAGAATAAAATAGGCTTATCAGGTACAATAGAAAGAAAAGATGGTAAACACGTTGTGTTTAGAGACTACTTTGGGCCTAAGTTGTATCAACCACCTAAAGAAAACTATATGGTGCCTAAAATACACGTTTATAGGTCTGAAATAAGATTCATGGACGGAGCTAACATACCATGGGCTAATAGAATTAATGATCTGTCTAATAATAGCGACTATAGACACATGATAGCTATGTTAGCAGCAGGGTACGCCGCAAAAGGACATAAGGTACTTGTGGTGTCTGATCGAGTCGCTTTTTTAAAGAGCTGCGCCGAGCTGACAGGTGAAACATCCGTATGTGTTACGGGTGAGGTAGCGCATGAGGATAGAGAGAAGTTAGTAGACGAAATACTGTACGGGGATAAGAATGTTTTATATGGTACTCAAGCTATATTCAGTGAGGGTATCTCCGTTAGTAGTCTAAGTTGTCTCATTCTTGCTACACCAGTTAATAACGAGCCATTGCTTACTCAGCTTATTGGACGTGTTATACGGAAGCAAGAAGGAAAAATTTCTCCAGTAATACTAGATATACATCTAGTAGGTAAAACAGCCCAGCGACAAGCATCAAAGCGTATGGGTTATTACATAAAGCAAGGTTATGAAATAAAACAGCTATAAATGCTAAGATCTGGAACCTAAGAAAAAAAGTTCTTGACAAATAAAGGAAAGTTTGATATAATATGCTCTTGTATAACTGGAATAAAGTATTTAAAGATGCAAACGGAAATGTTAACGACGTTGTCCTGATATTCAAAATGTTGACTAAAGGATTAGTTCCTTACAACACGTACGATAAACTGTACAAGTTTTATCTGAAAGACTATAGTGGTAAATCTTACGTATTGCATCCAGACGTACTTTTATACAATTTATACAAATATACTAATATCGAAGCCGCACAATACATTGCTTTAGCCTCTTTGAGACCTTTAGCAGAGTATTATGCAAGTGGAGAAGTTACTTTAGACCTGTTTCATAATCCTATAGACAGGTCATTATTTATTAACAACAGGCTATTGAGAGTAGAAGATGAAAAACTACATTTTCTATTTGAAGAAGTCCCAACGGAGAAGCACTAAATGGCACTAGCATTCGGAAAATCAAAAGGCGCTGCACAGAAATCAGCAATCAAATCTTACACATATCGAGATGGAGACAATAGTCTCCGGCTAGTGGGTGATATCCTAGCTCGCTATGTATACTGGATTGAAGGTAAGAACGGAAAGAACATTCCATTTGAATGCCTTTCTTTCGACAGAAACGAAGAACGTTTTAATAACAAAGAAAAAGATTGGGTTCGAGAGTACCACCCTGATCTGAAATGTGGCTGGAGCTATGCGATGCAGTGCATTGATAACGGCGAAGTCAAAGTAGTAAATCTAAAGAAGAAGTTATTCGAACAAATCATGACAGCAGCAGAAGACTTGGGTGATCCAACGGATCCTGTATCAGGCTGGGAAGTTAAGTTTAAGCGCGTAAAAACAGGGCCACTGCCATACAACGTTGAGTACCAGCTTCAGGTGCTGAAGTGCAAGACTCGTGCTTTGGATAAAGATGAGATGGTATTATTTGAAGCGTTGAAGTCTATGGATGAAGTTATGCCTCGCCCAACACCAGATGCGCAGAAAGCCTTGCTTGATGAGTTCCACAAAAACGGAGCTGACGAGATCGACGAAACTTTAGAAGATGAGTTTAATGTAGGATGATTTTATACACGGCAGACTGGCACATCAAGCTGGGTCAAAAGAATGTACCACGAGAGTGGGCATTAAATCGGTATAAGCTGTTTTTTGAGCAGATTTATGCCCTTGAATTAGAGTGCAATATGCACATTATCGGGGGAGATTTATTTGACCGTCTGCCAAGTATGGAAGAATTGGAGCTTTACTTTTCTTTTATTAGAAAAGTAAAGATTCCAACCATAATCTACGATGGAAATCACGAAGCTACTAAAAAGAA